GCGGCGGTGGGTCGGCCGCGGGTTTCGTCTTGGGGGTGGGTCGCCGCCGCCGCCGCTGCCTAACTTTTGTGCGGGGTCTTTTGGCATGGGAAAACGCGGACCAAAGCCGACGCCTACCGAACTGCGAATCCTTCGCGGCAACCCGAGCAAGCGACCGCTGAATCATGCCGAGCCGCAGCCGCCGGCGAGCGGCATCGTGATGCCCGAGCACCTGGGCGAAGTCGCCGCTCGCCGATGGGGCGAGTTGCTGCCGATGCTCCAGGCAACGCGGGTGATGACGCGGGCCGATGTCGAAGCACTCGCCCGCTACTGCGATACCTATGAGTGGTGGCTTGCAGTGCGGGCGAAACTCAAGGCGGAAGGCGACACGTACCCGATTCTCAATGACGGCGGTGAAATCAAATACATCGCACAGAGGCCCGAGGTGTCGATTGCTCACAAGCTCGCCGTGCAACTGCGGCAACTCGAGGCGGATTTCGGGCTCTCGCCCGCGGCTCGCGTCTCACTGAAGGTGGAGCCGGATGCCCCGCAAGAAAGCACCCTCCAAAAGTTCCTCGCTCTCAAGGCTGCCCGAAAGGCGCAGGGCTGAGGCGGTCGCGGGCTACTGGTGGGATGAGAAAGCCGCCTCAACGGTGGTCGACTTCATCGAGGCCGTGTGCTGCCACACGAAAGACTCCCCGACCACCAAGGCCGGCGAGCCAATGCGGCTCTTGGAGTGGCACAAGCAGGATGTCATCGAGCCGCTCTACGGGTGGAAGGTCGACGGCGAAGATACGCGGCGATACCGGCTCGCGTATCTCGAGGTGCCGAAAAAGAACGCCAAGTCGACCCTGCTCTCGTGCCTGAGCATCTGGCATCTCTTGATGGAGGGCGAGGGCGAGCTCGGGTGCATCGCGGCTAAGGACCGCAATCAAGCCGCGATCATCTTCGACGAGACCGCCGCGATGGTGAAGCGGTCGCCCGAACTCCGCGAGGTGCTCGAGGTGGTCGACTCGCGAAAGACCATCGTCTGCCAAGCGACGGGCTCCAGTATGCGAGTCATCTCGCGAGATGCCGGGGCGGCGGAAGGGCCGAGCTACTCGTTCGTCTTCTGCGACGAGCTCCACGCGTGGCCCGACCGGCGGCTATTCGAGGCACTCCGCTATTCGGGCCGCTCTCGTCGAGCCCCATTGCTCGCGACGATTACCACGGCCGGCGACCGCCGCGACACGATTTGCTGGGAGCAGCACGAGTACGCCGAGCAGGTGATGGCAGATCCGAACTATGACCCTCGGTTTTACGGGAAGATATTCGGTGCCCGGCCCGGTGTGGATGACTACTTTGACCCGGCGGTATGGGCTCGCGTGAATCCCGGCATGGGCATCACCATGACCGAGGAATCATTCGCGGCGGATGCCCGCGAGGCGAAGAACAAGGCGAGCAAACTCAACGGCTGGCTCCGCTACTCGCTCGGGGTATGGACCGAGAGCAGCCAGCGGTGGCTGGACCCGGAGAAGTGGGCCGCGTGCGGGCAGGCTCCTCGCGAGCCGTTCACGGGGCGGAAGTGCATCCTCGGGATGGACTTGTCGAAGTCGACCGACCTCTCCGCAATGGTCGCTCTCTACCCCTGCGACGATGACGAGTTCGAGGTCGACGCGATGTTCTGGGCTCCCCGCGACCTCATCATGGAGCGGGAGCGAACCGACCGCCAGCCGTTCCAGCACTGGGTGAACGCCGGCTACATCACCGCGACCGATGGCAACGTCATCGACCACTCCAAAATCCGCGAATACGTCTTGGAATACGCGAAGACGCATCAAGTCGAGCGGGTCTACATGGACTTGACCGGGGCTGTGCAGTTGGCGGTGGAACTGCAGGGGGCTGGGCTTCATGTGGAAGGATGGAGCCAAGGGTTCCGCGGCATGAGCTCGGGCACGAAAAGGCTTGAGTCGCTCGTGCTGCAGGACCGCATCCGCCACGGCGGGAACCCCGTGCTGTCGTGGATGGCGGCGAATGTGACGGTCGAGACCAATGCCTTCGAGGACGTTCGCCCGGTGAAGAAGAAAAGCACGGGCCGCATCGACGGCATCGTGGCTCTCATCTTTGCCCTGGGTGGCTGGGAATCGCACCAAATCAAGAACAAGCCCGCGGCGGAGCCCTCCATCCTCATCCTATGATTGCCAACTCCAACCGCATTCTCTGGCTCCCCGAGAGCGACGCCCGCAACTGGGACTATGAATCCGGGGGCTGGGCATCCAGCAACCGTAACCCATCAGGCGTGCGGATTGACGCCGAGAGTGCCATGCGGGCGACGGTCGTGCTGGCCTGCGTGCGGGTGCTATCGGCATCGGTGGCCGGGCTGCCGCTGCATCTCTACCGCCGGCTCGCGGGTGGTGGCAAGGAACTCGCCCGCGATGTGCCGCTCTATCGGGTGCTGCACACGACGCCGAACGATTGGCAGACGAGCTATGAGTGGCGTGAGACGCTCATGCTGCACTTGCTGCTGCACGGCAACGCGTACTGCGAGATTCGCGGGGCAGGGGAGTCTCGGCAACTCATCCCGCTGCATCCCTCGCGGATGAAGGTTGACCGCCTGGAGAACGGGCGGCTGCGGTACACGTACCGCGAGGATCGCGGCTCATCGACCGTCTACTCGCAGGATGCCATCATGCATTTGCGGTGGCTTTCTGATGACGGCGTGAACGGGATGGTGCCGGTCGAGATTGCGGCGGATGCCATCGGGCTTAGTCGTGCCCTGGAGATTCACGGGGCGACGTTCTTCGGCTCTGGTGCTCGCCCCGGCGTCATCCTCTCGACTGACCAGATGCTCTCGCCCGAGGCTGCAGAGAACACGCGGAACCAGTGGGAGCGCGCCCATCGCGGCCCCGACCGAAGTCACCGAACAGCGGTCCTTCAAGGCGGCCTCAAGGTCACTGAGCTCGGCGGCAACAACCAGGAGAGCCAGTTTCTTGAGAGCCGGAGGTTCCAGTGTGAAGAAATTTGCGGACGCATCTACGGCGTTCCGCCTCACCTTATTGGCGACCTCTCGCGTTCGTCGTTCTCGAACATCGAACAGCAGAGCCTCGACTACGTGCAGAACGGGCTCATGCCGTGGCTGCGTCGGTTTGAGTCTGCCATCTCCCGCGACCTCTTGACCGATGACGAGACGTTCGCGGAGTTCGACGTTCGCGGTGCTCTGCGGGCTGACGCCGCGGGCCGGTCGGCGTTCTACAACACGATGGCTTCGCTTGGCGTTTTCAGCGTGAACGAGATTCGCGGGTTTGAGAATCTGAACCCGGTCGACGGCGGCGACATCCGCGTCGTGCCGCTGAATATGCAGACGCTCGAGCAAGCGAACGCGGCGGCTCAACTCGCGATGGCTCCCGCGGCCCCGGTGGTCGAGGAAATCATCACGGTTGACGAGACGCCTGCGGAGCCGCCCCCGGAGGCGACGCCCGAGCCTGAGGTGGAGGATGGCCCGCAGATTGCCGATGTCTCGCTCAACGGGGCTCAGGTTTCCAGCCTCTTGGAGATTGTGGCTCAATACAACGCCGGGCTCCTCAACGAGACCGGGGCGAAAGCCATCATTGCGGCGGCGTTCCCTGGCATCCCCCAGGCGACCATCGACGCCATCATCGCGGGCACGAACTCGACTCCGGTCGTGATGCCGGATGGCGAGCCCGTGCCCGTGCCCGCGGCTCCCGCCCTCGAGCCGGTCGCGGAGGAAGCCGCCGCCCGTGCAGCCCCAGACGCGGTCGATACCGGCGACTATGTCTCGTGGGGCTCTGGCGACGGTCGCGGGCGTGGACGCATCACCCGCGTCGTGCGAGACGGCGAGATCGACGTTCCCGATTCCTCGTTCACCATCACCGGCACCGAGGATGACCCAGCGGCATTGATTCGCGTTTACCGCGAGTTGGCTGACGGCTGGAGTGCGACCGATACGCTCGTCGGCCACAAGTTCTCAACGCTCACCAAGATCGACCCGCTGCCCGAACCGCCCCCGGAGGAGAACTCCTACGGCAAGCCGAAGCGAAAGCCGGGGAGGCGGAAGCGTGGCTAGGTATGACCACATCGATTTCACGCCGCCGGCTGGCGTGCGGGAGGAAGCACAGAAAGGGCTCGATTGGCGAAGCGAGTACGGCCGCGGCGGCACGGCAGTCGGCGTTGCCCGAGCACGCGACCTGAGCAACGGAGTGAACGTCAGCCCGGAGACGGCGCGCCGGATGAAGGCGTTCTTCGACCGGCATCAAAAAAACGAACAGGCTGAAGGCTGGAGCCCAGGCGAGCCTGGGTTTCCCTCCAACGGGCGCATCGCCCATGCACTCTGGGGAGGGGACGCCGGCTATGCGTGGAGTCGGAAACTGGTCGAGCAGATGAACGCCGCAGACGGGAGCGAGAGGAGTTACACCATGAACATCGAACGTCGGGCTCTGGCGATTGACGCGATTGAGTCGGCGGTGCCGCTCCTGGCGGTAGAGAGCCGCAGCGAGGATGACGGCAACGAACGCGAATACATCGTCGGCTACGCCGCCAAGTTCGGCGTCAACTCGCTCGAGCTCGAAGGGTCATTCATTGAGCGGATCGACCCGGGTGCGTTCGGTCTTGTCAGCGAGCGTCGCGGTCGTCGAAAGCCGCTCGAGACGCGGGCTCTGTGGAATCACGACGCGAACTACCCGCTCGCCCGCTATCCCGGCACGCTCAAGCTCTCGGTCGATGATGTCGGGCTTCGCTATGAGTTCCCGGTGCCCGACACGACCTATGGGCGGGACATCGCGAGCAACATTCGGGCGGGCATCGTCAAGGGTTCGTCATTCAGTTTCACCGTGCCCAGCGGCGGCGATTCGTGGGCGGTCGAGGACGGGCGGAGCATCCGCACTATCACCCACATCGACTCGCTGCTGGACGTTGGGCCGGTGACGTTCCCCGCGTATCCCGATGCCGATGTAAAGGTTGCCCAGCGGAGCTACCAGCACTTCCGCAATGAGCAGCGTCGGCATCGCGAGGCTGCGGAATACATGGCGAGCCGGGCTGCGTTCTACCGCGATTTCCTGGGGAAGCATGGCAAGTAGCGGCGATTCCTGCCCGAAGTGCCGCGAGGGTCGCCTCGCGGTCGCGTCGAGTCAACGCAGCGGCGAGTACCAAACTCGCTATCTGCGGTGCCCGCGTTGCGGCTGCACGGACAAGCAGATCGTGCATGGCGGAGAGATCCGCCGCGCCAAGTCTTTTACTGCGACGCCCGCATAACTGCATGGGTCGGGGGTTCGCTCCATAGGTTCGGGGTAGGCGGCGATTGGTCGCCACACCCCGAACACAGGAGCCATCCTCGTGGACAAGATCAAGGCACTGCTCGAAGAACTGGCCGCCGTCGTCGCTGAGATGGAGGCGATGACCGAGGACGCGCCCGAGGGCGAGACGGTCGAGCCGATGACCGAAGAGCAGGAGGCGTCGCTCCGGTCGCTTGAGACCAAGGCCGACAAGCTCCGCGAGCGGATCGAGTTCATGCAGCGTGTTCAGGCCAAGGAGCTCGAGCTCCGGGCCGTGCTGGAGCGTGGTGCTCCCGCCAAGAACATCACGACCCCCGAGACCACCGAGGAGGCCCCCGTCGTGGAGAGCCGCAGCCGCGTGATTCCCGTCAATAACCACCGCCCCCTCAAGGCGTTCCGCTCTGCGGAGACCGCCTACCGTGCCGGCATGTCCGTCCGTGCCACCCTCTTCGGCGATGCCGAGGCTCGGCGGTGGTGCGATGACCACGGCGTTGAGACCCGCGCCCAGGCCGGCGGCATCAACTCGCTCGGGGGTGTCCTGACCAACCCGGAGCTCAGCACGGAAATCGTGAGATTGGTCGAGGAGTTCGGTGCCTATCAGGCGAACGCCCGCGTCGTGACGATGAACAGCGACACGCTGCTCATCGCCCGTCGCACCGGCGGCTTGTCGGCTCGGGCCATCGGCGAGAACGCTGCTCCGCTGACCAGCGATGTGACGTTCGACAACGTGCAACTTGTCGCCAAGCTCTGGGGCGTGGACAACCGCGTGCCGGTCTCGCTGGTCGAGGATTCGGTCATCGACCTTGCCGATGCGATGGCGGTTGAGGTGGCTCAGGCTTTCGCCGAGACCTACGACCGCGTGGGCTTTGTGGGCACCGGGGCGGGCACCGACCACGGCATCGTCGGCGTTGCGACCGCTGTCAACGACGGCACCCACAGTGCCAGCGTGGTGACGGCTGCAGCCGGCAACAACGTGTTCAGTGAGCTTGATCTGCTCGACTTCACGAACCTTGTCGCGAAACTCCCGCTCTACGCCCGCAACCGGAATGCGAAGTTCTACATTTCGGCGAGCGGCTACGGTGCCTCGATGCTGCGTCTGATGATGTCGGCTTCGGGCAACAACCAGGCCGATGTGGCTGGCGGTGCGAACCTCCAGTTCCTGGGCTTCCCGGTTGTTCTCGTGCATCCGATGATCTCGGCTCTCACCGGCACGGGCAGCCAGATCGCTTGCCTGTTCGGCGACCTGTCGCAAGCCGTCACGATGGGCATCCGCCGCGAGGTTTCGGTGAAGACCGACGCGAGCCGGTTCGTCGAGTACGACCAGCTCCTGACGTTCGCCACGGCTCGGATGGCTTCGGTCGCCCACGACCTGGGCAGCACGACCGTCGCCGGTCCCATCGTGGCTCTCAAGTTCAACAGCTAACCCGACCCTCTGACCTTCCTCTAGGAGATTGACCCTTGAACGACCTCGAATACACGAAGACGGTGGTCGGCACGACCGTGACCTCGGCGGCTGGCACTGCTACGCTGACCATCGACACGCTGGGCTATGCCTACGCTTCGGTCGATGTGCTCGTGGCAGTCAGTGCGACTCCGGCGAACACCGCGGCCAGCATCCTCAACGTGCTGACGCTGTCGCAGGGCGACACCACTACGGCGGGCTCCTCGGTCTACACCGTGGCGGTTCCCGACGCGAGCGTGGCCGTGACAACTCAGCCCTCGGTCGTGCGGCTCGATGTCGACCTCCGCGGCAAGTCGCGGTATCTGAAGGTCGACGCCACCCCGGCGACCAGCCTTGCCACGACCATCGTGGCTCGGCTCGGCAAGGGTGAGGTCGGTCCTGAGTCGGCTTCCGCGAAGAACGTGCTCGCGAAGTATTCCGGCTGAGAAACTTGACAGCCTCGACACAGTGGATGGCGGGTGCGGCATGAGCCGTGTCCGCCATCTCTGTTTGAGGGCTGCATGATTGTCAAAGTCGGTTCGACCGATGTGGACGTTCGCATTGAGTGCGTGATGAGCGGGCCGCGGTTCGGCCCATTGGCGAACGTCTTCGGGTGGGCTCAGGCTCTCATGCCGCTCGGCATCCGCCCAACGCTCGGGCAGGGAGCTCTCTGGGGGCAGGTCTTGCAGCGGTGCCTGGAGCAGTTCGTCGACTCAACCGAGTTCCTGCTCTGCACCGACATGGATTCGTTCTGGGACCGAAAGACGGTCGAGGAGTTGGTAAGCCTCGCGATGGCTTTTCAGTGCGACGCCTTGGCCCCATTGCAGGTGAAGCGCGAGGATGGCCGCCCGATGTTCACACTGCCCGGCACGCTTGATAAACCGCCGCCTGCAGGGCAGACCGAGTTGCCCATGTCGTGGTTTGCGGAGCCGGTGCAGGAGGTGGACTCTGCCCATTTTGGCTGCACGCTCATCAGCACAAAGGCATTGAAGCGAACTCCGAAGCCCTGGTTTCAAGACATCCCCAATGACAAGGGCGAGTACGGGGAGGGCAGGACCGACGCGGACATTTTTATGTGGAAGCAGTTCCGGGCCGGCGGAAACCGCCTCTACATCACGCCACGCGTCTGCATCGGTCATGGCGAGTGGGTGTCGGTCTGGCCGGGCCGCGACCTACAGAAGCCAGTATTTCAGTATGTGAACGATTGGAATGCGAACGGTAAGCCCAAAACTGCATGGAGTGTGCCTCAATCGTGAAAATCAAACTAAGGCAAAACTACTCGACCTACCGCCTCGGGACGGTCGTGGATTGTGAAGACGAGACGGCCCAGCGGCTCATTCGCGACGGCATCGCCGAGCGGGATGGGCAGATGAGCCTCATCGAGACGGCAAGCGTGGAGCCCGTGGGCGAGCGGGCGGATCTGACACCGAGGAAGCGAGGGCGACCACCGCGTGCGATACCGCAGCCTGAAGACACTGACGCAGCCGGCGCATGACCTTGTCACGCTTGAGGAGGCGAAGCAGCATTGCCGCATCGACACCTCGACCGATGATGAGTATGTCGAGAATCTGATTCGCACCGCGCACGAGTGGTGTGCCGCCTACTGCGACCAGACTTTTGTGCATACGCAGTATCGGATGACTCTTGATTCGTTCCCGGTGGAGATTGAGTTGCCACGCCCTCCTATGGCGACGGCCGGCACGGTGACTGCGGTTGTCGTGACCTATACGCTGGAGAACCAGACCACGGCTGTTCTTTCGACAGCCGAGTATCGTGTGGATCGCGACTCCAAGCCGGGCGTCATCCGCACGCTCTACAACGGCTCATGGCCTTCGCACTTGCTGGACTACAACGCGGTCACGGTCACATGGTGGGGCGGGAACGCGAACACTGGGCATGGCAACCAGGGGCACGGGCACGGTCGCGGCGACCAGAGAATCAAAAGCGCAATCCTCTGGCTGGTGGGCATGTGGTATGAGCGGCGGATGGCAGCCGACGCGGTGAACCTGAGCGAGATTCCGTTCGGCGTGAAGAGCCTGCTCGATAATGCGAAGTGGGGAGCGTACCGATGAGCGTAAAAGGCCGCTTCGGCATTGACGTCCAGTTCACGGACTCAACCACGACCAGTGGCGTGCAGTCGCTCAAGAGCATTACGCTCCAGAGCGCGACTGAGTATGACTTCGGCAAGGTTGCTCTTGTCAGCGGCACCTGCGGCACTGCGGTCGTGACTGTTCCCGTGTCGCCCACAACCTACCGCGACTCTGACGGCAATATCCTCTCGTTTGCCAGCGTGAGCCGCGTGGCTTTCTCGGCAACCGGCCCGAAGCTTGTTGCCTGCGACGGCTCAGGCGGATGCGGGATTGAGGATTGGACGATCTATTCGAGGGCGGGGCAGGTGGCTGTCAGTGAGGCCCTGGAGACGGTGTCTTTTTCGGTGAACGTCTATGGCACCACTGGCACGGCGGCGTTCACGCTCGTGATGTACGGCTCATGATTGACCCAGGCCGTCTTCGTGAGCGAGTGACAATCCAGCAGGCGACCGAGACCCGGAACGCCTTGGGTGAGACCGTCCAATCGTGGGCCACGTTCGCGGAGCGATGGGCGAGCGTCGACGGGCTCTCAAGCCGCGAGGTGCTGCTCCAGGGACAGCAGCGAACCGAAATCTCTCACCGCGTGCGGATGCGGTATGTCGATGGCATGACGCAGACGATGCGGCTTCTGTGGCGAGGCAGGGTGCTGGAGATTTCCTCGCTGCTTGAGCACAACAACCGCAGCGAGCACGAACTGCTCTGCACCGAGAGGCTTGACTGATGGCGACCATCGGCATTGAACTCTCAGTCGAGATGCAGGGGCTCCGCGAGTTGCAGGACGCTCTCGGGAAGACGCTCAAGGACAATCCTGCGAAAGCCAAGCTATTGGCGGCGGCCCTCGAAAAGGCGGTCTGGCCCGTGCAACTGCGGCTGCGAGAGGTGTCCCCGCTCGGGCCGACGGGCAACCTGCGGCGAGCGGTGGATTCCAAGGTCGTGGAATACGGGCTTGATGGGCGAGCGGTCGCCATCGTGGGGTATCGGCGGGCTGGCCGCGAACGCTCCGAGAGTGCAGCCGGCGGCACGGTGCGAGCCGGCCCCGACCGGGCGTTTCATCAGTGGTGGCTGGAAAACGGCACCCGCCCACGGCAGGTGTCGAAGATTGCTGACAAGCCTTACACGCGGCTCGGGCATACCCGGCGGATGAAGTCGGGGAAGGTCGCCGATGTCGTGACGCACGAGGTGAAGCGGCAGGGCGGCTACATCGCTTCGAGCTACAACCGGCTCGGGGAGTTCCGCACACTGCCAACGCCGCGACTACCGCGAGGGCAAGAGGGCCAGCGGGTGCAAACCGACCCAGGCTACCCGAACGCGTATTTCAAGAAGTCTTCCCGCCCGATTGAGATTAGGCCGATGCCGGTCGGCGGCTCCAGCGGTCGCCCGCCTCTCACGACGGCATTCACCCAGACACAGCGGCAGGTAGCCGAGATCCTTCAGCGGGAACTGCGGCTGGCCTTGGAGGACGCCCTCTCGGCGGTATTTATTCGTGGAGCCGGAACCGTCCCATGAAAGCCCCTGAGAAACTGATTGCCGACCGGCTCCAAGCCGACCCCGCCGTCGCCGCCATCATTGCGGGCCGGGTCTACCCTGTCATCGCCCCCGCCTCTGCCGGGCTGCCATTTGCCACATGGCGGCGGGCTGCGGTCCAGCGGGAGCAAACGCTCTCCGGGCCGCTGGGGATGCCAACGGTGTCGCTGGCGGTCGATCTCTACGCCGAGACATATGAGGCAGTAAGGGAACTTGCCGACGCCTGCCGAGCGTGTCTGGATGGTTTCGGTGGGCAGGTGGGAAACTACACCTACGTTCGGCTCGTAGCTCTTCTGAATGAGAGCGACGGGTTCGTTCAGTTGGCTGGTGGTGACCTGCCGCCGGTCTACAGCGTGACACAGACCTACACCATCCTCTGGGGCCCAGAGTAACGCCATGAGCTTCGCTACCCCTCACGACGGCACCGGAACAGTTCTCCGCTTTGGAGCCAGTGCGTACACCGTCACCAATGTGGTGATTGCTAACACCAACCCTGGGGCGGGTGCTGATTCGACGATTGATGTCGGCCACTTAGGGCAGACTGCTGGCGAACTTCGGGCCACGATGGACACGCCCCTTGTGATTCCAGCCGATGATGGCGGTAGTGGCCGGCAGATCACGTTTGATTATATCGGAAAGTCGATTCTGCTGGATGGGGCCACGGCGACCGTCTATATCGCCATTGGAGGCACGGCCCTTGTTGGGGCAATCGGTGCTGGCGGAACGGCGTTCTTTGCGACGGTGGCGAGCTCTACGCTGACGCTGGCGACCAATGACGCGGTTCGTGGCCAGGGCGTGCTCACCCTCGTGCGGACGTCATCGCTGACCTAATCGCAGGGGGCCACAATGGCGATCCCCTGTCAGGGCTTCACCTTCACCTGGGGCGGCACGACGCTCTCCGAGGTGCAAGAGTTGGAGATTGACCTTCAGCGTGGCCTACCGCTGGGGCGTACCACTACGTGGACGCCTACGCTCGGCGAGGTTCGGCTGCTTGGGTTCTCCATCACGAACCTGCCGACCAGCGAGTACGGACGGCGCAAGCGTCTCATCATCCAGTGCCCGCCGTCAACGGCTGGCGGATCGCTGACGCTCTGCGACGTTGACTGCATCTATCAAGACACCAACATCCGAGCGAACGCGAATGACGCCGTAAGGTTTGCCCATGTGTTTAGAGTGATGGATACGGTCGATGCACCGACCAATCCATAGGAGAACACGACAAATGGCACTGACGGCAGACCAGATTCTCGCGGCGGATGACATGGGGCTCAAGGAAGTTGCAGTCCCCGAGTGGGGCGGCGATGTCTACATCCGCGTGATGAGCGTGGGCGAGCGTGACGAGTACGAGCGGATGTGGATTGGGCAGCGGGACAAGGGTATCGCCAACTTCCGCACGCAGTACCTCGCGAGGGTGCTGTGCGACGAGGCGGGCAAGTTGCTCTTCACTCGCGACAAGGTGGACGCGCTCGCGGCGAAGTCGGGAGCGGTGTGCGGCCGGCTGTTCGACGAGGCGATGAAGCACAACAAGATGACCGAGGAGGATGTGCAGGAACTGGGAAAATCCTGAACGCGAGCCCGACGCGGCGATTCATCGTCGCTCTGTCTCGTGAACTCAGGATGACCCAGGGTGAACTGTGTCGGCGGATGACATCGGCAGAACTGAGTGAGCACATCGCCTATACGCGATGGTTCGCGGCCCTGCCGGATTCGTGGCGTGAGACGGGATTGTTGGCTGCGGTGCTCCTGGCCCCGCACACTGAGAAAGGTAAGCGACCAAAGCCCGAGGATTTCGTGCCGGTGGAAAAGCCACCGCAGCATCAGTCGCAGGATCTGGCGGCGTTGCTGGAACTGCGAAAAGCCCTCGGGATGGGCAATATGAACGATGGCTAACATCCTCTCACTTGCCGCGAAAATCAACACTGACGCATCGGGCTTCAAGCTTGACCCGGTGCAGAAGGCGTTGCGTGCGCTGGGCGAAGAGACCGACAAGGTTTCCAGTATCTTTGACAAGTTCACGGCCACGAGCGAGGCAGCCGCGAAGGCCCAGGCTGATACAGAGAAGGCACTCAATGACCTGATTGCGGCAAGAAAAGCAGGCACTATTTCAGGCGATGAGTTCGTTGAGAGCTTTCGCGCCGTGCAAGAGGCTGCAACCCAACAGGCTGCCGCTTTTCAGCGTGGCATCGACATCACGCAAAAGTACGTGACTGAAGAGGAGCGGCGTGCCGCTTCGATTGCGGAACTCGACGCTCTCCTGAAGGCTGGTGCGATTAGCGAAGAGACATACTCGCGGGCCGTCGCTGACGCCAGCGGAGCAAACGCCGCTGCGGCACAGGCTGAGAAGCAGCGAGTGCAGGCTTTGGCTGAGGCAGAGACCCAGCGAAAAGCCGTTCTCTCGGAAGGCGTTCAGTTAGCCCAGAGGTTTGCGACTGAAGAAGAGAAGCGGTCGGCCAGTTTGCAACGCATTCAAGAGTTGCTTGACCAAGGGGCGATCAGCGAAGAAATCGCCTCGCGTGCTAGGGCTGAGGCCAGCGGCACAAACGCGGCTGCGGCAAAGGCAGAGAAGGAAAGAGCAGATGCCCTTGCTGCTGCTTCGCGAATCATTGAGGCGAACCTCACGCCGCAGGAGCGATACGATGCCCAGATTCAAGAGCTGCAGGGCCACCTTAATGCCGGGCGGTTGAGCCAAGAGCAGTTCAATCGCGCAGCCGCAAGAGCCCAGCAAGACCTTGACAAAGTTGGTCAGGCGGCCGGCAAGACTGACAAGAACATTGAATCGCTCACCAAGAACGTCCGTCTGCTGTCGCTTATTGAAGTTGGGCGTTTGATTGTTGACGGCATCCAAGCTATCAGCAAAGTCATCACGAATGTGATTGGCAACATCTCGTCTTTCGTTTCCCGCGTCGCCAACTCGTTCGACCAGTTCAATGACCTATCTGCCCGGACGGGCATTGGCGTTGAAGCCCTCCAGGGCTACTCGCTCGCCGCCAAGTTGGCTGGCATTGATACCGCGGAGTTCGGTTCGGCGGTGCAGAAGTTGGCCGTCTCTATCGGCAAAGCCACGCCGGGCGACAATCTCGACAAGTCACTCAAGGCAATCAATCTCTCGGTGACTCAACTGCGTGGGCTTGCCCCTGAGCAGCAGTTCTCGGCGATTGGCGAAGCAATCTCCGGGCTTCCGACTGCCGCCGACCGGGCCGCGGCTGCCGTGGAAATCTTCGGCAAGCAGGGGGCCGCACTGGCTCCGCTCTTCCGCGAGGGGGCAGCAAGCATTGAAGAGTTGCGAGACCGAGCCGAACGGCTCGGCATCATTGTTGACGAAACACAACTCAACAACATCGGCGCGATGAATGACGCGTTCGATTTGGCGAGGGCTACGGTCGAAGGCATAGCCGGGCAGGTGATTGGCAACCTTGCCCCTGCCGTGACGGCAGTGGTCGATCAGTTCCTTTTGTTCATTGAAGAGTTCGCTGGGGCTGAGGGTTCTGGTGGAACTGGCATTGCCAACGCCATTAGCAAGGTGCTTTTTGATGGGGCTGAGTTTCTCGCTGGCGTCTTTGATTCGTTTGTCGCGAACTTCTCTGGCTTTTCCGGGAGCCTGCAATCGGCTGCGGATGTGTTTGCGTTTGTCGGCAATGTGCTGGTTGGCATCAGCGAGGGGCTGCGGACCATTTTCAATGTGTTCGAGATTGGCGGCAACGCACTTGTCATCGGTCTTGGCAAGGTGCTCGAAGGGCTTGGTGCTTGGGTCAGTTCAGACCTAGAGCAGTTCGGACGCGACTTGCAGGCATCCGGCCAAGCCCAGGCGGAAAGGAACCGCCGAGAACTCGAGGCGGCTGCGAGCAATGCGGCGAATGCGTTCACTGGGGCACTGACGGGAGGTGCTGGATCTGCGGTCGCGGCTGGAGAAGGAACAGCGTCGCAGTTCCTCCAAGGGGCGCGACAGCGGTTTGAGCAAGCCCAGGCCCCCGAGTTTAAGGTTACGACGAATCTTGAAACAACAGGCGAGCGGCTGACCGCGTTCATTGAGAATGTTGGCGAAGGTGCGGACAAGTTTTACCTTGACTCAGTCAAGACGCTTGAGGTTTTCAAGCAACAGGCCGCCGCCGGCCAGTTGACCGCCGCCCAGATTGAGGTGATGAACGGCTTCGCCGAAAGGCTCAACGGGCAGCTTGATGCCGAGATTGCCAAGCGGCAGGAAGCGGCTGAAGCGGCTGCAAAGCAAGCCGAAGAGGTCGACAAGATTGTGGCATCTAGCCTTGAGCAGTTACGGGTCGACCAGCAGTTTAAAGGGGACTCGCAGCGAGCGAAAGCTGCCGACAACCTGCTGAAAATCCAAGAAGAGCAGGCCCGCGTGGAAGAACAGATCCGGCTTGCTCGCGAGGCTGGCGATCAGGCATCGGTAGATGCCTTGACGCGACGGCTGGCGAATCTCGACCAAGTCGCGCAGCGAGAGGGTGATATAGCGAGCGGCAAGGCCAAGGACGCCGACCGCATCAAAAAACTCAATGACGATATAGCGTCACGGCAAGAACAACTTCTCAATCGTCAGTTTGAGATTGAGCTAGAGCGTGCCGAAGAGCTCGCCACCGTCCGCTCTGGCTCCATTGAAATCAACGACCTCCGCGAAGGCGGCATCTCGGCGTTCTTCGATACGTTGCAGGAAGACCCGGCGATTGCCGAGGCAAAGAAGCAGCGGCAAGAGCTAGAGAAGATTCGCAAGGAGATTGCGAAGCTCAACGCTGAGAAGGTCGACATCCTCGCGGGGACGGGCTGACCATGAGCGTGCACAGTTGGCGGGAACTGGCACGGACGGTGACGCACCTTATTGGTGAGTCGCCAGAGTTTGAGCGGCGCTTTGTGGTGACGCTGAATGATGCAGACACATCGTCCACGACGGTGATTGCCGCCGTTGGCGCTCAGCATGGGGCCTCCCATCCTGAGATTCTTAGTGCCTCGTGCTACGAGGTTGTTGTAAATGAGCAGTATGAAGGCAATCGGTACTGGCATGAGGTTGTTGCCAAATACAAGATCCCATCTGCTGAAGAGCGAGATATTACGCTCCTTCCCTGGTTGCGGCCAGATGTGTGGAAGTTTCAAACTCAAGGCGTGTCTGTCCCGGCGTTGACGTACTACGATCAAAATGACAGTTCAACCCGCAAGCCGATGGTCAATAGTGCTGGCGACTACATCGAGGGTGTGACGGTTGATGAAGCCCAGCAAAAGATCACGATTCAGAGTAACCGCCAGCAGTTTCCATCAGCCTTGGCTGCAGCAGTCACAAACTGCGTAAACGATGCGCCCTACCTCGGTTTTGCTAGTGATTGCGTCAAGGTGCAGGGCATTGGTGGCGAGCAAGCGTCGGAGGTTATCAATGGGCAAGAGGTGAGGTACTGGAAGATTACAAGCGAGCTTCTTTGTCGACAGAGCGGATGGGCACTTTTGATCCCAGATGTGGGATTCAACTATGTCTTCGCCGGCAATCGCAAGCGCGCCTCTGTGCTCGGGCCGCCTCCAGATGAGATTGAGATTCCCTCGACCAACCCAATCGCATTGGACGGCAACGGCGGAGCCAAGGCGGATGGAGAGCTTCCGGCCATCTTGGTGCGGCGTGTCTATAAACGGATTGCAATGGGTTCATACTTTGGATCTCCGCCGACTTAGGAGGATCAATGCCTGACATCAGCTATAGCGTGAGCGTGAATGTGAACGCTGGTTCGTTGAGTTCTAATCTTATTGCATCAAACGTCACGAGCGATTTTGCCACGGCTGGATTTCTGGCGGTAACGCTCAGCGTCGGAACTGCCACGCAGGCGATCAGCACCACATCCGCGTCGAGCCTCGGGCTCTGCTTTGCTCGATGCTTGAATACTGTTGGCACTCACACGGTCTCGTTTGGCCGAGTAAGCGGCACAACACTCTTTGAGACTGTTCGACTGAAGGGCGGCGATGCGGCGATCCTTCGTCTAGCTCCTGGCAACTACGCTGCAAAATCAGTTGCCGAGGGTGGTCGGCTCTTGCTGCAGGTTCTCGAGGAATAGGATGAGCACGGCCCGTATTGACTTCACTCGTGGTGCCGCTGAGCGTATTGCTCGGGTCGTGCGACTTGTTGAGCAGGGTGAGCGAAATGAAACAGGGCCGCGATACGGAATTGCCCAGGACGATACCGCGGCTGGGCCACGGCTCTTCCGTATGGGCACATTCTCAGGGCCTTGGGATAAGGGCACGAATGACACTGTCACGTTCCTGAACGTGACCAGCACGCCTAATACGGTCACTGCGGTCAATCTATTTGCGAACGTGTCGAACACTGCATCCAGTGCTCATTGTGCAATAGCGAGGTATGGCACAGCGTGGTATCTCATTGCTGCTGAGTGCGACTGATGTCGAACGGTTATTTGTTCGGCGTCTGCAGCGCGTGTTGCCAAGGCTGCCCCTGCTACCAGATTGACTATGATTGGACGATCATCGATTGCGATGGCAATCAGCGAACGTACACAGGGAGCGTGCTGTTCGGCGAGAACGGCATTGTCTGCTACAGCGATCCTGACGTGGTGTCGGTTGGCATCGGCGGCGACGGGCACCTGAGTAGGCTGAGTTTCGGCGATGAGTGCAGCGGTGTGCCTGGGCTCGACGTCGAGCTCGACTTCCTGTGTGACGGCACGGTAGTGCTGGACGCGCCGCCTCTGACAGACCAGCTGCAGACAAGCCAGGCCCCATGCTGCGGCGCTGCGGAAGGTTCGTTCTTTGAGGACTTCTTCGGGGAGCAGATCATCTACATCACGTACACGCAGGTCGGCGACGAGCCATGCGACTGCACTGGGTACACGCCGGTGCTGCCATGATTGTCTGCCACCGTCGTGCTCTAGAGTCACGGTGCCGTGAGCGTGGCTATACGCTCGAGCAGGTGATGCCGTGCGTGGTTTTGCAGGATGGGAACCGGTGGACGGTGGACGAGACTCACGCTGCCTACCCGCACGCCCGTCGCGGCCTGGGCGACATGGTGGCCGCAGGACTTGCTGCCATTGGCATAACCCCTGCGCGAGTTTCAGCGGTCACTGGCAAGCCATGCAAATGTCATCGTCGCAAGCACGCTCTGAACCGCATTGGCCGGCGTTTTGGGATTGGTTGACATGGCGGGCATAGTGCGAGCGAAAGGGATCATGTGGCGGACGATCACCACATCACGATTGACGGTCGCCGCTGGCTGCTGCGGTTCACCCGGCTGCGTGGTGACGCAATGGGGTGGACGTTTTTTGACAATGCCACGAGCCCGCGCATCTTGATTGATGAGCGGCTCCGTGGCTCGCAACGCATTGAGACGATCCTCCACGAAATCGCCCATGCGGTTCTCGGGCCCACCGTCTCGGAGGAAGCGGTCACCGAGCTTGCGAGGGTGCAGCGACGCGTGCTGACAATGCTCAATGTGAGAGAGGTGACGCGTGAGTAGCTTGCGGGATTCCATCGTGCAGGCGGCAGCCGCGACAGAGAAGCGGTCTCGTGATTGGACTGACTCCCTGCCCGATGAAGTCAGGGCGGAACTGATGCAGATTCGTCGCGAGTGGCGAGCGGGCAGCCTCGTGGCATCCGGGCGAGGGCTTGCCGCTGCGATTGTGGCGAACTGTCGCGAGCGTGGCATCCCATGCCTCACTGTCTCGGGGGTGCGCGAATGGCTGATGCGAAAGGGCTGAAGGCAGCAATCGCGGCGAGCCTGCCGGCTGCTGGCCCGTCTGCAGCCTCGGAGCAGGTGACGCAGCGGCGTGAGGGGGACACTCTTGAAGCCCGCTCTACCTCGCGGCGCATCAAGACCGTTGAGGATCTGCTCGCCCATATTGAGGCCGACCTCGAGCGGTTTGAGGTGGCGGCATCTGAAGCGACCAAGTGGGAGGTCGGCACGAGCGACGGCGACGGCGGCACGACCGTCACCGAACTGCATCGCGTGTTCGTGCGGCTCAAGCCACGCGGCGGCCCGAGCATGATGGAGGCGGTCGCCGCGATGATTGACGCGGCGAAGGGGGAACTACGCAGGCCCAAGGTGAAGGGCCACGGCAAGCCCAAGCCGGGGCTCTGGCAGGTTCTAGTGGTCTCCGACACTCACTTCGGGAACTACTCGTGGCATGGCACCACCGGTACGGATTGGGACTTGGCGATTGCCGAGCGAGTGGTCAGCGACGCGGCCGGCGAGCTCTTGGCGGTGGGCGACACGCACAAGCCTGCCCGGCGCACCATCGCGATGCTTGGCGACCTGTTTCACTACGACACGCCTGCGGGCACGACCACGAGCGGCACGCCACTCGAACGTGACGGTCGGCTTCAGAAGATGCTCCAGGTGGGCACCGAGACGCTGCTAGGCATTGTGGAGCGGTCAGCCGAGACGGTGCCGACCGATGTCGTGCTCGTGCACGGCAATCATGATGAGTCGCTGTCGTGGCTGTTTCATCGCCTGCTGATTGAGAGGTTCCGCAATGACAAGCGGATCACTGTTGAGGAACGCTACACCGGACGAAAGTACCTCTCGCATGGGCGGAACCTGTTGGGCTTCGCCCACGGTCATCGGGCCAAGCGAAAGCTTCCGCAACTCATGGCAATCGAGGCGGCGAGCGAATGGGCCCAATGCCCATACCGTGAGTACCACACTGGGCATTTTCATTCGACGGCGGCGGAGTGGTCGCGGCCTATTGAGACGCTTGATGGCGTCATCGTGCGGACGGCCCCCTCGTTGTGCGCGAGTGATGATTGGCATCATTCCCTCGGTTTTCTGAACGCTAGACAGGCGATGGAGACTCACCTCTATGCGTTTGACGGCGGGCTTACCGCCACGCATGTAGCAGGACCGCGAAAGGATTTTGCCAAATGACGTTGACGCTTGAGCAGTCAGTTGATGCGTTGAGGATGGCGGTGCAGGAGCGGCTGGCGAACACGCCGGCCGATGACCCTAAGATGATTGGCTACAAGATTGACCAGGGCGATCCAGAGCCGTCGTGCTGCGAGGGGCAGCGGTTCTGGGGGGACTCGCTGCTGACTGACAGGAAGCACCCGAGTAGCGTTGCGTTCCTTGAGTTGCTTCAGGAGATGCGTCGGCTGCACGAGAGCAAATCCGCCGACTATGGCAGTGAGGATGACCCGCTTGCCAACATCCGGCAGGGTGCCGACTTCGTGAACATCGAAGCATGGCGTGGCTGCATGGTGCGGATCGCCGACAAGGTGCAGAGACTTCGCACCTACTGCCGCACGGGGCGGCTCGTGCACGAGGGGGTACGCGATACGCTGCTCGACCTGAGTGCCTATAGCCTGCTGGCTATCGTGCTGTTTGACGAGGGCCGCCGCGATGCGTAACGCGTGGGCCTGGACGTTAGGTGTGCTCTCGATTGCGTTGGCTCTGCCGGCGATGCTGTTGATGTTCGTCTCGGAGAAGATTGGTGACTACGCCGACGAATGGATTGACTGACGCCTACCTTGCGGAGTGCGAGCAGCGGGCCCGCTGTTTCTCGGGAGCCTACACGGGCACCGCGGGCACGCTTGCTGCGGATGTGATTCGGCTCCTCAAGGAACTGCGTCGGCTCAAGTGCGAGGCGGCGTATCGCGAGAATAGGCGGATGCCGGCACTGGAGCCGGTGCCTGGGGATTGAGCCGGGCGGCGGGTTGAGCGGCGGCCGGGTTTCTCCCTTTCCCTGAGCCGCCGCTCCCCGTCAGTCTTGACCAGAACTGTCAAAGGGCATCTTCCTGCCCGGCCGACCAGCCCCCCGTGAGCCCTTGGCGGTAGGCGGCGACCATCTCGGGGGCGATGCCCGCAGCCCCCGCCAGAGCGTCGATTTGAACCCGTGGCGGGCACGGCTCCCCTCGGGCTGCGATGTCACGCCCGGCCTGCCGGCCAGCCCGCAGGGCGGCTTCGCGGGCGTCTGCGACGGGGTCAGGCGGCTCGCTCCCGATGTCGAGGTGCGGCAGCATCTCAAGGTGGCTGCGGGTCGGCTTCGCGATGGTCTGGTCAACGTAGTGAGCCTGGGTGGTGGAGGGGCTCGCGTGCCCGAGGGCTGCGGCGGCTTCCCCGAGCCCGCCGGCTGCGGCGATGTAGGACGCTGCCGCCCTGCGGAGCCCGTGGTATCCGCGACACTGGACGCCGGCCCGCCGGCAGATGGCTCGGTAGTGCGTCCAGAGATGCGTCGGCGTGCGGTCCCATCTCCACACGAGCCGGCGGTCGCCGGCATCGCGACGAAGTTCCGAGAGCCAGCGGCACGTTTCCTGCGAGATTGGACGAAGTAGGTCTTGGTGGCTGCCTTTCCGGTTCTCAGCCCGGAGCAAGATGCTCCGCTCGTGTAGGTCGACATCCCGCCACTCCACGAGCAACAACGCTCCCACGCGTTCGGCCGTCTCAAACGCGGCTCGAATCAGCGACGCGTGCCAAATGGCGGCTGGGCGGCCGTCTATGCCCCCAGGCGTCGCTAGAGCGGCCCGGAGGATGGCGGCAACCTCATGGTCGCGGTATGCCCGCGGCACCCGCCTGGGGGCTCTCAGGGGCGGCAGGACTGCGGCCGGGGCAACATCCACTCGACGAAGGCGGAACAAATGGTTCCACAACGCGGCGATGTGCGTGCGATCCTTGAGGGCGGTCGCCGCGGAGACCTTGGATTTCCTCGCCGATAGGAATCGCTGCACCGCGACGCCGGTCAGATCCGCGACCGTGGGCTCGTGGCCCAGGTGCTCCCGAAACCTCTGGAGGGACAGCCGGAACT